TAACGCGTCTATGGATACACAAAAAACCACCTGGAAGGCTATTAGCACGTAGCAACCCGTCTTGCGTTTCATTGGCTCTATAATCAACTGGATAAAGTTCAGTATCGTGCTTAATGCGATAAGCGCCGCCTACTATATCTTTATTGTGCGAGATTAATTGATTAATCGCGTCACCATTCCAGCCTAAATCTGAATCAATAAACATTAAATATTCGTGCTTAGAATCAAGCAATTTAGCTGCGGCAATATCACGCGCGGTATCAATAAAATGTACCCCCGTAATAAGCGCCAACTCAAAGTCTACTGTAATAGTAGCTTTTAAAAGCGAATGAAGGTACTCACTACAAACCTGACCGTCATAGCAAGGTGTTGCAATGAGTACCGACATTTTTTACGCCATTATACCTACTGCGCGTAATGCTGTACGGCAAGCATTAGCACAAGTTAGGGTTGTTGCAGCATCAGTGCCAGCGGCTACAGTTGCTTGTTGTGCTGCTGGTGTAACACCATAAAAGCCAACGGTTGCAGTGGTAGCGCCACCAATTTGAACAGGTACACCTGTACGGCCTACGTTCATGGTTTCACCAGTATTACCATCACCAACTTGATAAGTCATCTTAAATCTCCTAAAAAATTAAACTAGGGGCCGAAGCCCCATTAGTTAGCCCCAAATACGGGCAGCCATTTGTGGGCGGATTGTTGAGTAACCGTACAATACATCAATACGGCAAGGTAAACGGTCATTGTTAATATCGTACTGACGCACGATACGTAATGAAATACCGTTATGAACTTGACGTGAAGCCATATCAACACCTTGAGGTAATAACAAGTCAGCCGTTGCAAAAGTAATGGCATTTTTGTTATACACTAAGTTTTGAGCATAGCCAGTTGAAGCTGCACCAACATAAGTGATTAATGCGTCTGCTTGAGGGAAAGCATCAATAGTAGCAAGTGCATTAGCCGCAGTGTACATTGGTGGTTGAACTTCAACATCAACGAACTCAGTACCTGCTGAAGTGTTTAACGCAGTTACAACGAATTGCTGTAATGAACCTGTAGATTGACGTGTTTGAGGATTAACCGCATATACGCCAGCAACTGTAAACACATCGCCTGGGACTAAAGTTTTAGCATTAGTAACCGATTTAATGGTTAATTTAGTTGCGCCTTGTGTAGCAATCGTTGTTTTAATCGCTGCTGAATCAGCTACAACGCGCGAGCCTGTAGTGTGATTAAGGATTGATTGTGACATATTAACTTCGTCATAGCCTAAAACGCCAGTACCCATCATGCCAGTAGTAAATTGACGAGAGATAGTGTTAGTAGGATTGAAAAAGCCTTTCATGCCTTCAACTAAGCCAGCATTAGCAGCAGGGTTAACTGTAGCAAAACGCTCATTCATAGGTGTTGCATACTCGTTCAATTTTTGTTGAGCTTGTAACAATACTAATGAAGTTGATGGAGTAGTGCCTGGTGTACCAACTGAAGCATAGATACCTTTGTAAGCATTAGCTACATCAGCGTCAATCGTAGACGCTAATTGAGATACGCGTGGTTTAAGTACACGTTCCGCAAAGTCATCTAATTGCATAGTTAATTCAGCAGAGGTGAAGTTAACACCAATGTGTTTTTGGCTAGATACAGCCAAGGTTGTGTATTGCTCGTTGTCGTCTTGCACTTGCAAGGCAGCACCGTCAGTTACCAATGCACGATCTGGTAAACGGATACGCAATGTAGAACCAATTTTAGCGCCTTCAACAGCAAAGCTGTCATCGTAGGCACGATTTACGTTACGGGTTAGAACAAGATTATTCTCTAGAATTTCTAAACTCTTTCTAGTAATCATGTCAATGGTTAATAATGAATTAGACATAATGTTTCCTTAATAATAAAATTAGCGATATTTGTCGTTGCTCTCCGCCTTCTTAACCTGTCTAGCTCTTTCCGCTGCAATCCATTCTGACGTACTCATTGTTTTAATTGAGCGTGGGTCAGTTGTATCGTAGTTGGCAGAGTTACCTCCGCGAGCTGTCACAGGCGATATAGGCGCAGGGGCGCTAGTTGTTTTCTTAATTACCGGCTCGTTAGCGATTTTTGCTTCAAGCCGACCAATTTCTTTAGCTTGTAAGATTGGCGGTAACTGAGCAATCCGATCAGCTTCTTTAATATTAGTCCCTAGGTAATAAGCCAGTTCGGGGCCAACATCAGATGACTGTATGGATTGGGCCATCACGTCAGTAATCGGAACGCTGGGGTTGTATGCAACTTGCTCGAAGTCATCATACTTAGCTCTCGCTTCTTCTTCTCTATCGTGGTAAGACTCAATGATTTCACGCTGTTGCTTTTGACGATCTCTTTGCTCAAGCAGTTGTTCAGCTTTCTGCACTGCCAATGCTTCGGCGTATGCTTCTACTGTATCAAATTGCTCAGGCGCAGGAAGGTCTCTAGGCGTCGCAGGGGTTGAAGCCTGTGCAGCACGTTCTCTTTCCCATTTACGTTGTTCTCTTGCCAAGCGTTTGCCAATCGCAGCATCAAGTTCCTCTTGCGAGAATGTCTTGCTTGCTTCTGCTGGCTTTTCTTCCGACACTTCTACTTCATTTGCTACAGTTTCAGGAGCTGTCGTAACTTCTTCTACTGGCGCGGGTACTTCCGCTAATACTTCTACTTCTTGGTTTTCGCTCATTTTGTTTCCTTAGAAACCCTGGTGAAATGCACCAGTACATTTTTAATATATTCTATTCGTAAACAACTGTAAAGGTTGCGGTGTTAGCAAGTACGATATAAAGGCCGTTGCTAAACCAAATGCCTGACGGAAAGCTAAGATACTGTGTACCCGCAGCTACTGTAATGGTATTTGCAATCTTACCGTCGCTAGTGCTTGATGTAGCGCTATCGTATACAGTAATTGTACCACTTGATGTTGTTGATACAAAAATGCCGTATAGTTTGCCGGCGCCTACTTTAGTTTGGTCTGTTGCTGCTAAATATTTATAGTTTGCCATGATTAATCCTGATAATTTTTAATTAAAACAATATTAAAAAATGCACTTGCAGAGTTATTTGCCGCAGAACCTATTGCAGAGGCGCCTACACAGTTTTTTTCTGAAATTATATACGGGTATGAAAAATCATACTGCACTGACCCGTTGTTAAGCGTAGATACCGCACCCACACGAACAATTCCATCTTGGCCGTGTTGTTTTAAAAACGCCGTTACAGAAGTTGACCCTGAGGCTTGCCCTGTAGTAATAACACCTGTAGTTAAGTAGCCTGTGTAACCCGCTGGAACGCAATAATGTGCGGTAGTGCGGTTATTATACCCTGTTGCGATAATGTCATATAATACAGCAGGGACGCCCGCAGTTACTACGCCTGTGCCTGCATTAATATTACCTGCGTTTGCACCGCCTGATCCAGTTGAAGCTACATAAAATCCATTTACATAAAGATAACTGTTCGTTGTGTTAACTGCTGTTTGTCCATTTAAAGTTATGCTTTCGCTAACTTGATTATAGCTTCCATCAAGTCCCACTATAGTGACAGTTCTTGCGCCAGTACCTGCTGAAGTATCGTCCGCACTAGACGAGCTTATTTTAAGCACGGAAGCCAAGGTTGGGTGAGGCACTGTGCCGCCATCAGGCCAAATTGATTCTTCAGTTGTATCTACGTCAGGATTATATCCAAATATTGATATGGCTGAATGACCAGGGATTTGTCCTCTAGCCACTTGTAAAGCAAAATCTTCAGTTTTGCCAAATTGAGTTTGTGAGGTATAGACGTTCATGCTAAGAACCTCAATTTATACAAGGTTGATAGGTATAAGCCTATAATTTCGTCAATTATGTTCTGTATGGGAGAATCTGTTTCGTCGCATATTTTGTAGCGATCAGCTTCTATTTCTTCTAATTGATTCTGTAAGAAGTCTATAATGTTTGTAGTCTTTTTAGCTGACTGAAGCGTTATTGGCCCCATCAAACCGTGACGGCCTTGGTAGGCTTCAGCAAAGTTGTCTGCCAGGTCAATAACATTGTCATAAAAGCCACGTAGTGCTTTATGCTTAGAGTAGCTTCTAGTATTTAGATGTACAGAGTGCGCTACATCCCTAGCTAAGAATAGTATTCCTACAAAGTCACAGGCTTTCATTGTTGTATTCCTTCAGGCGGCATCATTGGTTGTTCGGGTTGCATTTGTTCTTCAGGCATCATGCCTTCAGGCTGTTCCATTGTTTCGTTTGGCATTTCTCTGCCTGGCATCTCGCCAATTAAGTCACCGCTGTCCATCATGCCGTGAACTGTACCCATGACTATGTCTTGGATTTGTTCAGGTGACATGCTTGCCTGCACAGCGCTAATACGTTTAGTTTCAGCGTCGTATGCTTTAATGTTAGCCTCTTGTTCTTTAATAGCCATGTCTTGTGCTTCCATAGACTTGCTGACGTTTTGCAACATACCATGCAATTGGTCTAGCTCTTGGCCCATAGCTTCAAGTTGTTGCTGTGCTGCTTGCAATGCTGGGTCTTCGTCGGCATCGCTTAGTAGTTTAGGATCAATAGTCTTAGCAAAGCGTTTAGCCATCTCTTGTGCGCCAGGCCAGTCCATGTTTTTAACAAACAAATCGCCAGCTACTTGCCATAGTTGTGGGTTGCCTTGCAACAATTGGCTCATTGCATCAAGTGACTCTTGACGTTTAGTCATGTAGCTTGGGCCAGTCGATACGCACACATCGTACTTACCAACGCTAGGATTGTAGATTTTCTCAATTACAATGCCTGTTTCATCAACAATTTTCTTCACTGGCTCGGCTTGTGAGGGGTTAATTTTAGCCCGTTTTACTTCGCCATCTACGCCAATAATACGAGCAATACGCTCTGTATCGTAAATTTTAGGTATCATGTCAACTAATTGACGTCCACAGTGACGTATAGCCCGCGCTAAATTGTCAACGTAGTGGTAAGTACCCGTGTCACCTTGTTTTTCACGCGCTAAGATGGCACGGCCTGAGCGTTCGTTACTTGTAGCACCTAAACTCGAGTCGTATTGGCCAGTTGAGGACTTAATATCGTCAGATGCACCAGCTTTAGCCTGTAATAGACCGCTAGACGCCATAGGCGGTTGAGCGCGTTGCGGTAATGGCAATACCGCACCAGCACCGTCTGTTACGTCAGGGTTAACCTCTAAATACGGCCAGTTGGTCGTGTTGGCTGTCTTCCATTGTGTCTCGTAGCCCTCAAATTGACCGCCGTAACCTATGAATGGCGCTTTTGGTGCCAGTGCCAACATCTCGGCTTCTTGTGAAACCCAATAGTTGTACATACGTTGCGCGTCTTTTGCGTTACGAATCAAGCCTGACACGTATAAACGGCCATCTACTTCGTATTCGTTACCTACAACACGGATAACAGGTATAAATTTACCTGTCCAGTCTTGTTCTTGTAGCACTTCAAAGCCGTTAGTTTTGAGCCAT